TCGCCACAATCATCGTCGAGATAATCGTCTCGGTGCTGGCCGGGCAGGTATAAATGTCCGTATCCGAAGTCGTGGTCAGGTGCGCCTGCCCAAGGATTTTGTAGCTAGTTGCCATGCTGAGGTTAGCCTCCCATTAGAAGAAGTGAATTTTCGAAGCCGCCGGCTCCACCGCCCGCCTGGGATTGCCAAGCGCTGCCATCGTAGTACTCGAAGGCGTTAGTGTCTGTCAGGTAGACGTGCATGCCCTCGCTCGGGGAAGGAATCGCAGAACCCCGTTCGGCCGTGCCTGCGAATACCATGATGGTTTGGTCCATCAGGTATCCGTTGACTTCGCTGGCTTCGAGGATTTCCCCCGCCAGAAATGTCTTTCGGCCAAGTCCTGCCATGTCGTCTCCCTAGAATCCGAGCACGTTCGTCGTGTCTATTGTACCGAATACTGTGTCATCCAATACGAGCGGCGTCACATCCAATGAGTCGAATCCAAAAGTGACGATATGCTGTGTCGGCGCTATTTCATGTTGGATGCGAATGATTTGGTTGTATCGGTCGATCTGGCTGCCCACTTGGTTCGGCGTAAATTTCACACGTACCACGTCGCCAATTTCCAACCCGATCACGGTTGCTCTCTGTGCCGGTGTCACCTGATCCAGGTCGACCCGGATGGAAGCAAACCGCAGTTCGGGCTCCGAATACCGGGTGGTAATGTATGCGGCCAGTTCGTCCAGCTCGGTTTGTGTTGCTAGCAACGTCTCTGTTTGGCGTTCGATCACACCGTAGAAGCTTTGGCTGAGTGTGTCTGTGGCGATGGCTGTCCCCGCCGGGCTCGTAATCACGGCTCGGTTGTACAGGAGCTCTGTGCCGTAGTCGAGTGTCGTATTGCTGTAGGTGATTCCGCTGCCGTCGTCTGCGAAGGTCACCAGGCCGACGGAAGAAGGGGCGGCCGCGTTCGCGTCTCGAAACACCAGGTCGCCGTCTTTGCCGATGAAAAGTTGCCCCTGCTCTGATTGGTTTATCAGCTGTAAATATTCGAGGGCGTTTTCTCCGGCGAAGGTTTGAGCGGCCACCGTGTTGTCCCCGGTGTCGATTGCTGCTGGAAATCATCGGCCGCTTCGATGGTCGCTTTCGAACGACCCGTGGTTTGGTAATCGAAGCCCCAGTCATTGATTCGCCCGTAGTAGGTTGCCGTGCCGTCGACGGAAACCCGCACCGGGGCCTGTGGTACCACGTCGATGGCTGTTCCCACCACTGGATCGAAGAAGCGGTCTTCGTTGGTGAAGGTTGCCTCCATCGTGCCGGCGTTGAATCGTTCGAGGTCACGGTTTTTCCCGCGGGTAATCGACACGCTCTGCACCCGATCTGTCACATCGGTGAAGCTCAACCCGCCAAGGCGATCGGTGTCCAGCACTCCGTACTCCGCGCTGTCCAAAACAAGGCCGCGGATGCTACCGATCTCGACCGTGGTTGCCATCAGGCGCTCGCAAACACTGGGCCGCTGGCACGCTCGTAGCGTTTGATCGCCGTGACCACTTCCTCACCGATCCTGACCGGGTCACCCACTCCGGTTTGAATGTTCACGGTGATGCCGCCCTGTGGTCGATTCCTACCGGTCAACGGGATGATGGCTTCCGGTCCGGCTTCACCAATCATGGCGATTGTGGGCTCTCGCACGATGCCGCCGTCTGCCAAACGCGGCAGGGAGACTTCGGGCACGTTTGGAATGTTGACGCCAAAGCTGCCAACGTCGAACTCTTCTTTCACCCAGTCCGGCGGGTCGAAGCTCAACCGGTTCAGGCCGTTGATGATTTTGTTGATCCCGCCAATGAAGAAGTTGATGAATGACTCCCACATGCCGATGTAGCCGTTGATCATGCTTTTGAAGAAGGTCCCAATGTTTTCGAGCACTGTCATGAATCCTTCGCTGAACTCTTGCCAAGTCTCGCTGAGGAAAGTAGTGAAGGTGCTCCAAAGCTCCGGGATGGTCTCTGTGAATGTCACCGTGAACCAGTCGGCCACCGCTGTAATTGTCTCGATCACCACTGTCGTGAAGGCGGTCCAAATCTGCTGACCGATCTGCGTTTGTGTAAAGAAGTAAACAAGGCCGGCGACCAAGGCAGCCACCGCTGTGATCACGAGACCGATCGGGTTCATTCGAAGCGCAAAGTTGAACGCCTGTTGTGCCAAAGTTGCAGCGTTTGTGGCGACCGTCTGTGCAATCGTGGCAATCCTCGCAGCGACCAATCCCAGGCGCAGTTTGTTCATGGCAAACGCGGACAGGTTTGTGGCGGCCGTCATGATTCCGCTCGCTGTGGCGTGGGCAACCATGGCGACTTTCCCGCCGATCATGACCGCTGTGTTTCGGATCAGGCTGCCGTTCAGCAGTTGAATGGCGACCATGGTGATGCGGGTGGATGTTGCTGCTCCGGTTTGCGCTGCTGTGAATCCGAACGTGGCAAGCGTGAAGGCCGCCTGGACTCCTTTCGCAATTCCGAGGATGGTTTTGTAGAGCGCGATGGCTTTGATTGTCCCGTAAACCACTCCGGTCAAAATCAGCAAAGCTTCGCCGGTCCCCTCCAGCACCCGTGAAACGCCCACAATGACCGGCTGAAGGACTTTCAGGATGGCGTCTAGCGCCGGTAGCGCGACATCTGCTACGGCCTCCAGAATCGGCAGCAGAAGCTCTGCGAAGGTTGCGGCCAAGGAAATCACCGCGGGCAAGACTTGGACGATTGTGTCGAGCAATGTCAAAAGCGGACCCTCGACCAATTCGGCAAGGATCGCAGTCAATTCTTCGAAGTAATCCGCGCCGAGCTCTTGCACCACTTGACCCAGCAATCCGAACGGCGTCACCAATCCGGCAACCACTGGGCCGATGGTTTTGAACGCGTCCAGCAAAGGTTTCACTGGTTCCAATGCTGCGCTTGCTCCTGTGCCCGCAGTTTCGAAGTCGCCCCGCAGGTTCGTGAGCCGCTCTCCCGCGGTCTCCAAAATGCCGCCCATGTTTTCCAACGCGGGCTGCAACCGGTCCAGCAAGTCCCCGGCGATTTCATTGATCCCATCGCCTAATGGAATGAGGGCAGTTTTGGCTGTCTCTAATGCTTTCGCAAGTTTGAACGCGAACGTGTCGGAAACGATGCCGACGGCTTCATCGGTGATTGCGATGTCGTCTGCCATCAGTTCGAATATGCGGGCGTTGTCTTCGGCGTTGCCCCCCATCAAGTCGAGGACACCGGCAAGGGCTCTGACATTCCCGAACACCTTTGCGCTTGCTTCTTCGTTGTCTCCGAAGCTCTCGACCAAAGTTTGCAGAACCGTCAGGAGACCTTCTTCACGGATTTGGTCTCGCAAACCTTGAGCGGATAATCCCATGGCAGCGAGTTGCTCTTCGGCTTCCGCTGTCGGCTTCTTAATAGTGAATAGAATCTGTCGCAGCTGTGTGGCCGCTACGGATGCATTGGTACCCGTTTTCGACATGCCGGCAAAGGCCGCACCCACTTGGTCAAAACTGACGCCCATTTCGGAAGCAATTGGCAGAACCATGCCCATCGCTCCGGCCAGCTCCTCCGGCTCCAGCTTTCCAAGTCGGACCGCTTCAGCCAAAGTGTCGACCGCTTCGGTCGCTCCAAGGTTTGCCTGGCCGTAAGCGTTCACCGCTGACGTTGCAAGGTCAGCAATCGTCCGGGTCTCTCCCAACCCGATCGCGGCACCTTTCAGCGATGCTTCCAGCGTTTCGATGGCCGCTTCCCCACGGAGACCAGCCGAAGTGATAAAGAAGAGCGCGTCAGCGGCTTCCTGCGCCGACTTTCCAAATGTTGGGCCAAGCTTTAACGCGGCATCTTCAAGCTTCCCCAGCTCTTGCTCGCTGACACCGACCAGACCGCCAATCTTCGCAAAGCTCGTTTCGAACTCGCCGGCCATCTTTGACGCGGCAGCTCCAATGCCCGCGAAGGCTGTAGCGGCAACGGCTGAAATCCGTCCAATGTTTCGCCCGAAGCCATTAAGGGAACGGGTCGCACGGTTGATTCCTTTGTTGTCAAAACTGGAAACAATCGGGAGGCTGATAGCCATTAGCGCATCCTCATTCCTCGCTCGACTCGTTTCGCCAAGTCAGCGTTCACTCGTTTCGCGTAACGGAGCAGGATGAGCTCTGCCATCCGCAAGATTTCCGGTCTCCGATCGTAAAATTCTGGGATCACGAACCGGCCGCCATCCTTCAACGGCATACCTTTTGTTCGCAGTCCTCGGATCAGGTTGCGGCCGCGGTAGGTGATACCGTTTCTGTTTTCCGTACCGGCAAGCTCCAAAATCGAAAAGCCTGCGGTAGGACGTCGATCCGAAAAGACGATTTTGATGACCGGTCGGCTCCGTCGACGGCTTCCCCGATGCCTGGCACCCATGACGATGCTCATGCTGGGCTTCTTGTAAACGTAAAACGAACCTTCGGCGGCGTTTCGGGGCTGGAAACCCGACGGGACCTTATTCGCCCGTGGAATGTTTTCCTTCAACTCCCGGCCTATCTGTTTGGCCTGTGTTTTGAAGGACTCCTGAAACGCTTTGTGTGACTCTGGGTCGATAGTTTTCAGCGTGCGGATTGCAAAGTCCAGGCTCTTTGCCCGGGTCATTTTCTTGCCCGGTGAACCTATCCGCATGCTGACAGCCATTATGATTCCAGTTTATCGCTTCCGCTTGCCAGATTGGTTGCGGCTGATGAGGTATCTGGCCATCGTCCAAAGCATGCGAGGCTCCAACTCCATGAGCTCCCGCGGGCTTATCCCGGTCTCGACCGACATGATGGCAAGCTGCCAGTGCATGGACGAGTCGCCCAGGCCCACTATTTTTTTTGTTCGCCCTCCGAGACAAGGCTGACCGACTCACACCATTTCTCGAAGTCCTCCTTCGTTTCGCCCGTGCGCTTCAGCACGTGCCAAGCCAAGTAGAACATATGAGTGAGCCGGACATCCTTTTCTAGACGTGCGATGCTCATGTCGAATTTTGTCTCGAAGCCGATCAGGTCAGCCGCGATTGCGGTCACGGTTTTTTCCGTGCCGTCGATAAAGGTAACTCGTAGGTCGATGGGGTTCATGCTACGCAGTTCCCCTAGTCACGTCACCGGTGATCGGCCAAGAAACCGAAAGGGTAGCCAGGTCGCCAACGCTGGAAGCGAAGGGCTGGTATTCGGTCACCAGGCAGGTGAAGGTGTAGGACGGGTTTGTTGCCGTCACGGAACCATTGGTGGGCTTGACCACGACTTCAACCGTGCCGCCAAGAAGCGGGAACAAGGTGGCGTCGACCGCGCTTGCTCCGAAGTCTTGGTGAAAGTCGAGCGAGACTTCGCCGTCTTTCAATCCGCCGATGCGGGTGCGGCTGGAGTTCCCGAAGGCTGTGGTCTCCTGCTCTTCCGCGCTAAGGTCGAGGCTGACGGAAGCCAGCGAGGAGCTGAAATCCGAACCGCCGATGGTGATGTTGTAGTCGGTTGCTACAAATTTCGCCAATTTAGGGCTCCCTAATCTGCTAGGACCTGGACCGTGAAGTCGCAGGCGAGGTATGTTACTTCTCCCAATGATACCGTACCAAAGTTACTCATTTCGGCTACGAAGCAGTCAAATGCCGAACCGCCAAGTGTTCTGTCGCTCTCGATGGCGTCTTTCACGGAAGATGCCCCGGTTGAGATGAATTGGTCCAGGCGTGCCTGTGCTCTCCGATCGGATGCGCGGCTCGCTAGAACGGTCACCTGGAAGTTGTACCGGACAAGCCCATTCTGGTATGCCTGGGAGTAGTCGACCGTGTCGATCGCTATGACGGCTATCGGTGGGGACGGGTTGTCCGGTATGTCTACTGAAGTGCGCAGCCCACTAATGGTGGCTAGGTTGTCTGCCAAGCCCTGCCGTAAATCTGCGATCGCGGTCATGCCATCCGCACCTTACGGAATGGCGCGGTCAAGGTCATGATGTCTGGGTCGATGCGGGTTATCGACATGGAGCCGATTTCTCCGAAGCCGGCGACTCCGAGCGGCGCGTCGTAGCGTTTGAATTGTCGGATCGCCATGATGATTGTGGCCTGTTCGATGGCTGCGGGGATGGCGTTGAATCCCCAAGTGCCGGTTACTTGCACGGAAGCTTCGAACGAGTTAGGGTTTCGCACTTCATAAATGGGAAACAATTTCCCGCCGACAGCTCGAATCCGCATATAGGGAAATGCGAGGCCGGCCGAGCTCTGGTTTGTCGGTTCGAGTTGGTAGTCGCTCGCTGCCCACGTCGTATCGTATGCTCCCCCGTCGCTTTGTGTCTTCAACGTGTCGAGGCTGATAAGGTCGTCGATTTCTGTGAGGAACGAATCGGTAGGTATGAAGGTACGCGTCGCTGTGCCCTGATTGTAGAAGACCCTTTCGCAGTGGCCGTCGATTTGCCGGCTGGCCGCTTCGATAGCGGTCTCCAGAAGCGAATCGTCGACGGTGTCGTCTGCGGGGATGCGGAGGGCTTGCTTCACCTGCGTGAGGGTAGTGTATCCGTTTGTAATGGCCATGGTCCTATTGTACCGGCCGTGCTCTCCACTTGGCCCAGTGTTTTTCATTCGCGTCTTTGATGGTGAGAAGCGGATCGGGCGTCTTCAACCCGGGCAGGCTGCCGATGTATTCCTGCATGGCCTGTGGCCGGGCGATCATGTTTTCGTAAGTGAAGACTTCGTATGGCAAGAAGGAACCGCGGACGCCGATGAACATGAGGGGCATCTGGGCTTGGTTTTTCTGCCAGGCTTCCTCAATCCCGGGGGCGTGCGCTGGTACTTGAGCTCGCACATTCGCGATCGTGTCACGGACAATAATCAGCGCGTAGGGATTCCAGCCGGCGTCTCGCATTCGTTTCGCCATGTCTGGAACGTCAGGTGTCTTCCCGGCGTGCGGAAAGGAACGCCGCCACACGAGCGGCTGCTCCGTCTCGGTCGCTTCCGGCAGCTCTTTGTCGAACCGTTGACCGTGTCCTCCGTCTCCCAGCGCTCCCGCTGCGATCAGGATTTGTGTCAGCATCCGCGTGCCGGAACCCTCCAAGCCGTAGACCAAATATGCGGGCCGGTCACTCATGGCCGAACTGCCTTTTCAAGAAGGGCATCCAGTACCAGTTCCAGACGGCTTCAACCGAAAAGTTTTTCGCCCACTTGATTGCTTCGTGGTCGACGCCGCGCTCTCGCTCGTACATTTCCTCCAAAGCTTTCACCAAGTAGTCGACGATGGGAATGCTCCACCAGCACTGCTGTGCGTTATTCCAAAACGGCTGGCCGTGAACTGCGAGGGAAGAAGGCCCGGCAATGTCTGGCATCGATGACCAATTGCCAACGATCGAAGGCGTCCCGCATGCGGAGGCTTCCAAAATCGGAACGCCAAAACCTTCCCCGTAGGACGCGTTCATGAGGACATCCGTCGTCGTATAAACCCCGGCCAAATCCTTTTGGTCGTACCCAGTTCTCAGCCGGTCGCTGTCTGCAATGATGACGGCTTCCGCGGGGACGCCGCACGCTCGCAGCAACGTGTCAAGCCTGAACCCTCCGTATCGGTTATCGGGCACCATATGCAGATACAGGTAGGCGTCTTTGTGTTTCTTTTGGAACGCTGAGAAGGCGAGGATTTGTTCGGCCAGGGCTTTCCTGTGAATCATGCCATTTGATTTATTTGCTGCCACGATCGAAACAAGAAAAGCGTCCTTCGGTATGCCCATCACATTGCGCGGGTGAGCTCCCAGCACTTTGTTTGTCGGTTTATATACGGTCGTATCCACCGCGTGCGGAATGTAATCCGGCTCGTATCCGAACTCTTCTTGAATCTGCCGTTTGCCGTGAGGCGACATGGCGATCGGTGTGACGTTGTCTCGGTCGAGAAACTTCCGCACTTCGGGCGGCATGGTGACGCTGTCCAAAGGCACCCAAGAAATAATCGGGGCGTCGAAGGTGATGGGATTGTATATCCAGACGTCGTAAAGCGTTAGCAGGGCGTTAGGTTTGCCCTCATGCTTCTTTGTGAAATCGTCGAACCAGGGTTTCACGACATCGATGCTGTGCGGCGTTTGACCTTTCGGGTAATGAGCCACTTTGCCGTATGGCGTTTTGATTGTGGTCTGCATTCCCTCGAGGCCGTAGTTCGAGAGCGCTGCCGTGTCGATTCCGTGACGGGTGAAACGGTCGACCAAGTATTGCGCTTGGACTCCGTAGCCGGTGGAAACGCCGGGGCTGTTACTTGCTAGCGCGATGGCTGCATTGATTTTTTCGTAGGCCATATTGTCATCCTAATACCAAAGGGGCCGCCGGGTGACCTACGAACCCGACGACCCCTAATGGTTTGTGACTAGGCCAGCTCCAAGTACTTCACGTGGGAAGCGTGGGTCAGCTTGCCGTCGAACCGGTAGGTGAAACGGTAACCAGTCACGTCATTCGCGAAGTACGCGTCTGTGCTGGTGCTCACCTGCAGTCCGGTGGTCACGATCTTGTAGGACGGGATGTGTCCAAACACAACCGCACGGTTACCGGTGGCAATTCCAGCCATTGCCGGGTTCTCCAGGATCGGGTAGCCCAGGATGGTGTCCGGGCCGCCAACCTGCGGGTTGTAGATGTACTGGTTGTTGTCATCCTTCAAGCGGCGGATGAATCCAACCGTGGCAGTGTTTGCCATGAAAGCCACCCCTGGCAAACGCCGGGCGGCCCCGTCCAAACTGTAGGCGAGAGTAATCAGCTCGTCTGCAGTGATGGCGTCAGTGGTACCGGCGGTCACACCGGAACCGGCCGCGGTAACGACTCCCTCGACGGTGGGCGTGCCCGTACCGACGGAGGCCAGGTCGTTCACCTGGAAGCCGATGGCGTTACCGGCCTGCTCCGCGATCACGGAAGCAATGTCGAAGCCGGCGTCATCCAGCAGCTCGTTTGCCACCTTGACGATGAAGGACTGCTTCTTCGGGGAGAGCAGAACCGAATCGAAGGTGGGTTCGCTGTCGCTGATGGCCGAACCAGCAGCCACTTCCGCGGCGGTGCTGTATGCCGTGTAAATCGGAATTCGGAGGTCATTTCCGCTGTCGCGCGTGATGACGTCTGCCGAATCCAACATGGGACCAACGAGTCGGGCGATTCCGTAGACTTGGTCTAAGAAGTCAACGGGCACCGTGTTCGCGGTCGGGACAAGGGTTGCTCGCTTCTCGTTCGAGAAGTTGTATTCACGCATTTCGCCACGGCCAAGGCTGCGGAGGATTTCTGCTCCGTCACGGCTCTCGGTCACGGGGGCGAAGTCGCCGGCTGCCTCAGCAACCTGAGCGGAACGCTCTTCGTTTTTCTTGGCCACTTCGATGGCTTCTTCCGCTTTGCGGATGTCAGCTTCGATGCGGTCGATCTTCTCTAGCTCTTCAGCTCCAAGCCCACGCTCATCCTGCTCAGCCGCGTCGATTGTTTCGCGGATCTGCATGACGAGGTTTGCCCGGTGCTCTTCTTGGCTTCGCAAGAATGACATTTTCGGGTTCTCCAATGTGTCAAATGGTTATGGTCTGGAGGGCGGTTCCGCTCACTCCCACTGGCCGGCAGAGCACACTCACGGTTCCGGCTCTTCCAGTTTATCACCGGTATGAACCCCTACGCGGTTTATGCGTATTCTGCGTTTGGTCCTATCCATCGAGCGTAGATTTTTTCGGCGCGGCCGCTCGGATCGACGTTTCGGGTGCAGGCTTCCCATTCCTGTTTTGGTCGGAAGGCTCGCAGCTGGCCCTGTTTAATCTGGGTCGCTGTTGCTGCCGAAGTGTTTGTCTTGACGACGGCCCATTCTCCCGGGCGGGCTTTGAGCTCTTCGGTGACGGCTTCCCAATCGGTGCGATCTGGGTTTGGCCGTTCGGCGGGTGTCTCGAAGATGATGTTTGTCATCGTAGGTCCTCTCTCTAGGTTTCTTATATCTAATCACATTTTTTTCTGTTTTGGTGTTGCTTTGTGCTCTTTGTATGCTACTGTATAACCATCAACAAGAAAGGAAGGCCCCAAATGTCCAACATCAACTTCGCAGCTCTCAAGGGTAACCAGATGCAGATCCTCGAAACCCTCAGCGTTCTCCGTCAGTCCGCAATCGCAACCATGCGGATCGCCCAGAACCGCAGGCAGTGGTCACTCTTCAAGAAGGCCCAAGCCAACCTTGAAGCCATCGACCACGAACTGTCCAAGTTCACCAAGTAAACAACCGCCAAGAAAGGAACCGCCAAAATGAACACCACCGACCGTCGCTTCGAATGCATCGACTGCTCCGAGAAGCTCCCCATGGACCGCCTGTCCCCCGGGACGCTTGATATTTGCATCAGCTGCCATGCTGACCTGATCAGGTGGAGGTTTGAAGCTCGCCGGGTTGCAGCTTCGCTGCGCTAGGCAGGACCAATGGAAGGGGCCCGGCTTCGGCCGGGTCTTTTTCATATAATCGAGATCTTGACAGTGTCGTTTGGTAAATATTTTTTCGATTTGCTCCTTCTTGCTCCTTTTCTATGCTAAGGTATAAGCATCAAGAAGAAAGGAACCACCGAAATGGCTACCACCACAATTCGTCAGATCGAATCCGCACTCGAGACCGCCGTGCGGCTCGTCGATGAAGAGCACGAGATCTACCGCACCTGGGATGACGTCTTCCTCACCGTCTATGAAATTGGCAGCGTCGCCTATGTTGAATTCATCGACTACGACTACGCGGTCGCTCTCGAAAAGGCTTCCGAAATCTACGAGCTCGTTTGTGAAAAGGTCGAGGCCGAGCGCCGCAAGGTGCACGCCGGCGATCGGGTCGAGATCGTCGAGGGCGCCCTCGCCGGGTGGGTCGTCGACGTCGCCGAGGTATCCGAAGAAATGGCCCGGCTGCTCGTGCCGCTGCTCGGCCGCACGGTCAATGTCGCAACCGACAAACTCAGAAAGGTGAACCGATGAACGCTCGGCCTATCCCGTATCATGAAAAAAATATGTCGATCGAAATCGAGGGAGGGGAAAAGATTGGCCCGTTTTCTCTTGCCGACATGGAAAAGGCCGCCGAGCGGGTGAGGCGCCGAGG